AATTCCTTTATCTAATAAATTCATTCGCTATTCCTTTAGCTTTAAATGTATTTTAACTTATTATAATATTCGCATTTGCTGTAGATTCATATTCTATACAATAATCAATCCAATATCCAATAGCAGTAGTTACGTGCTGTTCTCTAAGACTATCATCTTCTAAATACTGACCACCCTTTTTAAGCTTAGTCATTCGAAAACCCTCATCTGCATCTTCAGCATCTTTGTAGATATATAGTTGCGTCTTTTTGTCAAAATTACAACATTTAGCATTTACCCGGTTATGCCTTCTTCTTTGTGGAGGGTTTGATCTTGGAACTTCCATATCATAGTGAACATTCTCACGATTAAGCATCTTCTCGATTATCTCATAATCATTAGTTTTTGATCTAGTATCGTTGTTCTTTCCACTTGCATCGCCGAATACTCTAAAAGTTGTGTGTTTCTTAAATAGTCCACTACTTATAAGTTCGGTCATAATCTCCTCAGTGTTAGCACCGTCTAAAAGAATCGACTTAGCCACATGGAAAACGCCTTTAATGTATTGGCCAATCGCAAGCGACATTGGTTTGCCCACTCCGATATTGAAATCATGCATGACATCAATAGGATAATTAAGATTGAAAATATAATCTTCATCGCGATAGTTACGCGCTCTAAGATAGTTATAATAAATTCCTCCCTTAGGATCTTCAACCCACCTACCCTCAATATCTCTTGCTATCTCTATTGGAGATAAGTTCTTCATTAGGTTGTCGATGTACCAAGACTCAAGAAATGGATTATCTCTAGCATCTGAATAAAACACATGTTTTAAATCATCTGTCTCACTCCCAATAATCATCTTCTTATAGAGGGGATGTGCAGGAGAATCTGGATTTGTAAGAGTTAAAAGTAGATTAATCTTAGCTTTAGCTCTACCTATTCTACTATATGCTGCATTGTATGCGTTCCAATACTCATCTCTATTTTCAGTAGCTTCTTCCATAATGAATACTGAATACTTTTCTGATTTGAAAGATGTCCATTTCTTCTTATGCCAAGACTTAGCTTTCATCTCTGCGCCATTACACCAAACCCACTTCTGCTTTACTTCATTAAATTCAAAGTCTCTACCTTCTACAAAATCACCTTCTATATGATCTCTCATTGTTGCAACAATTGTATCTTTAGCATCTGGAAGTGTTATTCTACCTAAACCAATCCTAGCTCTTCCATCTTCAAGTGCGCATCTAAGTCCTACATGACAACCCCAAAGTGATTTACCAGAGCCAACCGTACCACTACATAAAACCTCATGTATTCCTAAGGAGTAATCAAATTCATTAAATACTTGTTTGGTAGCTTCTCTAGTCCAAGGGAGGAGAAGAGGATTATATTCTAAAAAGGAAGGAAGTTCTTTCTCACTCACTCTCTTCCTTATCATCTAAATTATAATTTAATGTAAAAGTTCTATTAGCTTCAGTCTCAGCTGCTTTATCATTCCAACCGTGATTACACTTGAGCATAAACAAACTAAAAGTAGTATTATACCTACCCTTAATTCCATTCTTTGCTATCAATTGCTCCTGTAATTTCCGACACTTTTTATATGCGGCGGAAAATTTGACATGGCGCACTTTCCATTCACTTAAAGTATCATCACAAACACCTATTTTCATTGCAAAACCTATGAAAGTTGGAAGCTCCGAAGCTTCTTCTTCCTTTACTTCTACAACTTGACCTGCTGATACTGTTTGTTTGATTTTTTCTTCTGTGATTTCGACATTAAAGTACTCGATCATCTGCTCGCAGTACTCTTCTTTGTACTTACTCGGTCGTCCTGCTCCCGATCTCTTCTCTTCTTCCATGAGACTTCTCTCCTCTAGTTAGTACTTCTACTATATTACTTAAATTTTTATACGTAGATAATAGTTTAGATGCTTCGAATAAGTCCATACGAACCGTATAATCCATATCTTCAATGTGTAGAATCATCTCATTTTTAGTTTCTTTCATTGACCTGTCTCCCTACTATCTGTGCAATTTCAATCATCGCACCTAATAAATGATGTCTGGCTTCTGCATTCTCACTGCATAGATCTTTAATTATGTGTGAGCTTTGTTTGAACAGTTCCATAAGTTTATCATACTTTTCAAAGTCTACTGCTCCCTCATAGCTTCCAAGTTTCTTCTTATTCTTAAAGTCTACTTCTATTACTTTCATTGTTCTAGCTTCCCATCCCAACGGCCATTACTGGTCAAATTCATTTTGACAAGTCTCGGATAACCAATCGGAGACAATATCGTTGCACCTAGAATGGGTTTGGGCAAATGGTTCTTTCCATACGAGAACGCCAGGTGTTCGTGATCGATAAGGCAACCCGAAAATAGATTGAACCTCTCCGAAGTAGAAGTTTTGTGCCATGTGACTTCGAACTTTCCGTGGAAATGACCTTGAATTGCGCTGGCACCTTGTTCCTTGCAAAGTTTCCCATAAGACGATGTCTTCCCATGACATATATATACCTCTCCCATTTTAGTTTTTAATAATATATCAGGATGCCAATTCCAGTTAGGCGTATTTAAAATATCCTGATAACTTTTCATAACATGCATCGGCAAACCAAACTTGGATGCACGTCTATACACCAACGATCCGTGATTAGATTCACACAGCTCCATTTTAGGAAATAACTTATAGTACTTTTTTATTGTTTCAATAGCAGCTTGAAACTCAGATGCCGGAGAGAACATGATGTTTGGATCTTTATCATGCATAGAGATTTGATTTCCATCTATCTCATCACCTAGATTTATGATTAAAGTATCATCTGTTAAAAATTTCTTTTTTATGGCACTTAAAAACTTATAAGTATCTGGATGTTCAAAGGGTATGTGCATATCAGGAATGATTAGCACTTGTTTTCCGGTAGCGTTGATCTTCTTCAAAAATACCTCCGTGTATTTCTAATTAGGTTCTTCAGCTTCTTCTGTGTATTCTGAATCAGATTTGCATTCCTTGCATATCCTATTAAATTTCGAAATTGATATGAATTCAATATCACACCGCAGGCAGGCAATTTTTGCCTCTACAGGTTCAGGGAGAATTTCGTAGTTTTTTATTCTTCTCTTCTGCAATTGATTACCTTTGCAGAAGAGTTCAGGAAGTTCTACTGCACTATTTTATCTTCATCGTACTGATCAGATTGATAATTCTTTAAAGTAATAGCAAGTGCATCGAGTTGGTATTGAAGCCTTACAACTTCTTTTTCCAGTTTGAAGATCTTCCTTAACATATCGAAAAAGCAATCTAGGTACATGCAAAGTATAGCAGGTTTTCGGTCGGCTTTAGTGATGAGAAGATGATTCCCCTCTACTTGTATCTCTTCTATTTTACTGATAGGTGCATATTGCTTATATCTTTTAAGCTGGCATTGCCAATCACCTGTATTTATTAGATCAACTCCATTAGCATCTGAGCTATGATATTCTAAATGCCTTCTAGCTTCAGGGTAAAACTCTTTGAACTTATTTGCTATTTCACGTTCAAAGCTAAAACCTTTCGTTCTTGAATGATTACCACCCATTATTCACCTCTCAACTTATCCATTATAAAAACTTTAGGTGCTACTTTTATTTTCACTAGTGTGTCTACACTATTAACTCCGGTCATAATTCCCACTATCACGATAATCATTACAGTAAAGAAAAATGGTATCACCTCTCCCTCACTAATATTTACACCTTCTGAATCTCTAGAGTGCATACTCCTACCCCACAAGATCACAACAATTGCAAGTGCAGCTATTCCAGTAAGACACAAGATAGAAGATAGGAACTCATACTCTAATAGTTGTTGAATGTAGTCCGGTGCATGTTCGGCCACAAAAGTTTCAGTAGTTTCTAGATACTTTATAAGTTTCTCTGTTATTAATTCCATATTAAATCTCCTAGGAAGTTACCAATTAAATTACCTACAATAGCTGATACAGTGACTGCTAAAACTATTATTCCCACTCTCATTGCTTCCATCATTTCCACCTACTCTTTTTTTGAATTTCTTTGTAATGATCGCTGACATAGTCCTCTAGCCAATTTCTAGCTCTCTTCTCATCTGGATATTTTCTGAGGTAGAAATGAATAACTCCGATAGCCGAGGAGAAACCCTCAAAATATCTATCGGAGGCTTCGATCATTTCCATCTTATCTTTTTTGAGTTTGTCGACTTGCTCAACTAATTCTCTGAGTCTGGATCTAACTCGTGCTGTCTCTTCTTTATTCATCTAACAGCTTCAATTCTGACAATGGCGTTACCTGTAGTATAAACTCCTGTTCGGTTTATCGCCCCGCCTGATTCAGTATCCAATCTAAGTACAATTGCTCCATTACTAGAAGATACAAAAACTAGAAGCCTTTGAGTTATTGAGAATCCTGTAGCTATCATATCGTCAAGGTTTTGCTCAGAGCTTACCCAATCTCTACTCACTGTCGAGCTACTTACACCTGAGCCTATTGTAATCTTAAGTCTTGTAAACCCTGCATCTCTTATAGCTTGAACATTATCAAAGCCCTGAAAAGACCACGCATCGAGAGTATTTAAAGTCCCGCTGAACACCGTCTGAGTTTGAGTTTGAGAGCTTGAAGAGGTAGATCCTCCATTATCAATAATAGTGATTCCCATTTTAGTTGCTCCCTAGCATTAAGATTTCAAATGTATCAGTAGCTACCGTAGATCTAATAAACCACCTATCTAAATCTAAAACTTCATCACTTTGTGATCTGTTAAGATCTCCTAAGTTAATCGCTTGCCCTCTCAAAGGAAAGATGCAATTTGCCTCGCTCCCTATGAATGTATCGCCTGTATTGCCAGCACTTTTTTGAATTAAGATATCTCTTGCATTAAAATGTGTTGGAGGCGTTAGACTCTCCGCTGTTGTTCCACTCAGTGTTTTTGTATATGCTTCAATTACTCCCATTTTCCTCATCCTTTGTTAATATGTTTACTATTTGTTTCTAACTAATTTATAACTTCTTAATCTCTAGAAAAACACAAGTCCCTGCAGTGGGCGGCTTGATATTCATATTCATAGTTTAACTCGCAGTAGGGGCAGACGTAGATAATTAACTCCTCTTCCCTTACCTCTTTTCTATCCTCATCAGTATGATCCAGCATTTCATTTTCTCTAATTTTATCTTCTTTTGAAGATCCAAAACATCCTGACATTATTTTTATATCTCCTACACTGCGACAAGTTGCAATTTAACTTCTTCATTCTCATTTATTTGGTTAGGAGATGTCATTTCTCTTCCTTCCTTACTATATTGTCTGGCTCTTTTCTCCCTAGCCTTCTCTCTTAACTCTTTTTGTTTATCATATTGTAAATCTTTTATCCCTTTCAAGTGCTCCATTATTGTCCATATCTTTTTTTCTGGAACATAAATATCTGCTTCATCATTGTAGGGTTTAAAAATACAACATTCTTCCAGGGTAAAATGTTTATCCATCGCTAAATCAGAACTAGGTATTGCTTGGGGCTTGGAAAAATCAATAGATTTAAACTTTGGCATTTCAGCTGACCTTATAGATATTTGCTCCGCACATAGATGCAGATTGAACTCCATTTCGGGAACCATTTCCATTGTAAACTGAGGTTTAAAAAATCTAGTAGGGTAGCTTAAAACTTGGAGACCCATTCCAGGGTGTTTGCCTGCAATTCTTATATCATAAGATATATTTAGATGATTTGCGAAACATTCAAGAGCAAGCTGCCATCCCATATCTTGCATTGTTCGAGTATTTCCTCTAAGTCCTGCAAAGTTGACAGGAATAGGTGCGTTTCTAATAATGAAATCTAACTGACCGCCCCTATTATTTAGAATCATCTAAGTCCTGCACAATCTCTTCTTCAAGATCTTCAATTTCTCTTTCGATGTTCTTAACTATTTTCTTAGCATCTACAAGCTCACTCATTTTTCTCTTGAGTTTTTTTACTGCCTTCTCTCTAATCTCTTTTTGAATTTCAATTTTCGCCTGCTCTTTTAAACTCATCTCTTTAACGACTTCCATCAGTCTCTCTCCTTATAATTATGATCTTAAAGGGTATTAATTTGTGATACCACTTTTTTGATCTTAGTTTCTCTTTGTATTTATCCACTTGTTTTCTGTAGTCCTCTGCTTCCAGCTCTTTTATAGCTTGCTTTGATATTGCATCAAGGTCATTTATACTGTAGTCCGAAGTTAAATCTATATCTGTCATTTTATAGTCCTTAAAAATTTTTTATTTATTTCTTCATCGAGAGGTACTCATTTAATAGCCTCATATATTGCCCTGGCTAAAGCCTTGCTTGGTGAACTCTCTTCTGTTTGCCAATCTTGAAAATTGCAAATCCAATCTCCATTCAATCTCATGTTTAGTGATATCTTCATTAATGGGATATTTAGCGTTTCAGCAACCAAAACCAAGGTGTCTAGGCTTTCGGTGTAAAGGTAATCAATGGTAATTACCCTCCCAATGTATTCAGAAAAACCCGTCATATAATGACTAAAAACCTGAACTTCTTCAAACCCCATAAACTCAGCAATCTTTTTATTTATCTCTTCCTCAGTCGGCTTTGTCATTTAGACATCTCCATGATTTAATCGTGCATTTAAGTACTTGCATTTGAGTCAGTCCAGGATTTTTATAGCTGTTCACAAAACATCTAATTGAAAATGTGACTACAACTAAAAGAATAGTTGAGCCAATCATGTTTTCAATCTTATCTCTAGTACTCATATCAAATCACTCCTATCATTCATCGCTAAAAAGTGGTTTACCCTGTCGGCGAAGTCGAATCTTGTGGGCCCGCTCTCTTCTGCGTAATCTAGACCGTGCTCCTCTGCTATATGAAGGCTGACCTCGCGGCAAAACAAGTAATACCAATCCTCTGACTCTCCATCAATATTTAATTTTTCAATAGAAAATCTATTGGCAAGACTTGTGTTCACGAAGTAATCTTTGCACTTTGAATCAAACAAACCTCTAACTAAGGCGTGTCCAATAGCTCAACCCGTTTCGCCATTGTAATAGTGTTCTAAATCAAACTCATGATCTTCAACATCACCCAAAACAAAGTCTCTAAGTATTGCTAGGTTTTCAAAGTTAGGTCTATTGTCCGCTCGCCGTTCTCTCTCCATTTCTACCTGATCTAATAACATCATTTAGTATCCTTCCTCATGTTTTAGTAAGGGCATCCGGGCTTCATCTCTAACCCACGTTCTTCCAAGTTTTTTCTCAACATTAAGATAGTCTTGCTCGGTAAAATTCATAGTGGTTCTAAGCTTCCTATCTTTCGCTTGCCTTGCCATCTCATGGGTAATATCAACCCTTCCTATTCGAAACCTGTATGACCACGGACAGCTTGTTGGGCGCTTAGTAGCGCTCGCATATTTTCTCACTGTTATTGGTTTATCCATTATAAATACCTCTCTAAGTTATCTCTACTTCATCTTTAAAATATAAAACACTGAAAAGTTTCTAGTCCCTTCAATGTATAATTGCAAACATCCATCTACTTTTAATTCATTCTTTACTTTTATCTCGCACTTACTTTGTACAAAATATTTCTTATCTCCTCTATATTTATACTCACAAGACTCAGTCCCATTAGTTACGATAAAAGAGCTCAGTATTTTACCCCCTACATAATAAGGTTTAACTACTCCAGGCAGCTCCACTGTAAATTCTTTTTCATCACAGTAAATTGCATCTACATGGATATTTGTATTCATATAGAGATAACCCTTATATGTATAACTTCCCTGGTTCTTATAAACTACTTCTACTTCGTTTTTAATTTGAGTAAATTCTGCAGTATCTTCATCTCCACATGACAAAAGCAATACACATACTATTAATACTAAAATGTTCTTCATCCTTCTCCTCCTGAGAAATCCATTAATGATTAATTAAGGCTATATCATGCGCACCAGGTAAAGAAAGACCGATTGAGTTATGTCTGTAATAACTACTTGCGCCTTTCAAGGATAGTTTAATTTGATAGAATTAGGATAAGTAAATATCTTCTTTTATCCGTACTTGGGTGGCTCAGATTATCTACAAAGTTGAGACTTCAAAACTCAATCATCCGTAGATGACCGCAGTGTCAAAAAAGGAGATTCTTTGTCACAATGAAGCATTGCACTCATCGCATTATATCATTGACAACTGGCATAACAATAAATCCTCAAAATTTAATATACGATATTTGTTAAGTCTCCGATTTAATTGGATTGAGATGTACTAAAACCGAAAAGTCAAAAGTCAAAGGTTAGGTTCGAACAAATAATAAAAAGAAAAAGAAAAAGAAAAATTACCTAAAGGTAATACTTTTAATATTTATATAGTAGTATAGGGTTCGCAGATTATTTTAGACTTTGTATCCATGCCACGCCTTTCCTTTTCAATTTATTCTGAAATTCCTATTGTTCTTTTCGAGATTCTCTTTCGCTTCCTATAGCATGCTAGGAAAGAGGTTCTCTAACCTACAAGGAATGCGGAAGGGAGTTTCACAAATGGTAGATAATCTAATTAAAGTTCTAGTCGATTCAAATATAAGTTCAGATGGTTCAGACATAAAGCACGCAGGTAGGAAGTATAGTAGCCACCGTCAGCACCTCCTAATTAAGCATTTAAACAAGTCTGCATTCATAACCCATGGTTGCCCTGAGTTTTTAGCCAAAAGCGAATCAGAGCAAACTCAGCTCCTCTCAGAGGCATGTGATCGCATGAACCTACATAAGAGGAAAGAACTAACTGAGAACATGCCTAATTTCGGGAAGCATAAGAGAAGTTTTGAACACGTTAGAGAATACTATCGAATGTATTATAAACTCGATGGTCATATTAAAGATCCTGCAGTTATCGTAGATCACAGTGCTGGAGAGATCACAAGCATGTCTTTTAACACGTACCGGAAGTATTTCAGCAAAGAAGAATTGGAAATGTTCGAGAAGGTAGCACCTATAGTTGACACCGTGTTTAATCCTAAAGAGACAAGAAGAATATATGAAGATGAGGAGAGAGGATACCACATTCTTAATTCGTATATTGCTCCTACCTTTTTGGAACGCATCGAAAAGCTAGAAAAGAAGAAACCTAAATTTACAATGCCGCCACATATAAAGCGGTTTTTAAAGTTCTTTACCAACGAAGATAACGCAGAGCTGGATAACCTCCTCTTGTGGGTTTATGAGTGTGTGTTTAAGAGAAGTCCGACATATCTTTGTTTAATCTCAGATCCAGGTTCAGGGAAAACAACTATATTTGGTGGGTTGGTTCACAGATTAGTAGGATTAAAAAACTTTACTCCCACTAAAAGTGATTTTAATAAGAACAACTTTAATCAATTTCTAGATAAAACTCTTTATGTTCTTCTTGATGAGTTTGAATGCCTAGCTACAAGAGATAAAGATAATCTTAAAAGAATCCAAAATGATATTATCCAGATTGAAGGTAAGGGATCTAATCAAAGAACCATTGAGAATAAATGTTCATTTGTAATCTGCAATAATGAGATGGATGCGATTCATCAAGATCCGCTAGATAGAAAATTCTTCTTTCCAAAAATTACGAATAACAAAATTCTGACTACCTTAGGTCAGGGCTTTATTGACGAGTTGATGAAGGAAATGGATTCAGATGAAGCACTGGCGCATTTCTATTTGTTCTTAAGGGATAGAACTTATAGTTATCCTTCAACCGAACTTATTCCAAAAAATCACTGGCATGAAGAAATAATACTAGCTACTGCGCCTTCTCAGATCAAAGGGATGCTAAAGAGCTTTATAAATAAAGAAATTTATATGACAACTTACCAAGATGCTAAAGATCAATTTCTAGCCAATAAGAATAGAAATGCCTTTCATTTTTTAGGAGAGTTTAAATTCTTTAGATACTTTAGAAATTTTACATGGCACGGGAAGAGTTTGTTTCATGTAGAAGGTGAAAAGGTATATCTATTAAATGATGAAGGTGAAACATATTTTAAAGAAGCTGAGGCCATAGAGATGCCAGGGGAGTAGTTATGCATAGCCACTTAGAGGAATTTGTGAGTAATCACATTCAGAAGTTTTACAGTAATGTAGATAAAGAATTAGAGAGCAGACTCCATAATTTCCTCCGAGGTCTAATGGCTTCAGGGGATCTATACCTGCAAACCACTAAAACACCTCCCTATATGAGGACTGAGAATAGCTTTGAGGGTGATAGATACGTAGTAGATCTAAACCATCATAGTTTATTTTGCTACGAACCCTACAAGAGATGTAAAGAGTTGGAAGAGGAGATAGAGAGACTTAAGTCACAACTATTAGATGAATTGAGATGAAACTAACTCCAGTAGCAATAGATTTTGAATACAATAAATCCAATGAATTACATATGGGTTTGGTGTCCTGCGCTCTTTGTGTAAGGGGTAGTGAACCTGAAGACTATTGGCTTCAAGATGAAGAGGGTAGAGAAGCTTTAAAGAAAAGACTTCTCGAACTTAGAGAAGGTCACTTTTTAGTTTGTTGGAACGTGTCTGCAGAAGGTAGAAGCCTAGTAGCTCTAGGACTAGATCCATCTAAATTTAAAATTTACGATGCCCAAATAGAATATAAAATGCTTCTTAATTGGAATGATAGATTAATAGTTAGGGATCACATCTCTAAGACTGGAAAGATAGTAAGATATAAAAAGTATTCATCTCCTCCAAAGACATTAATTTCTGCAACGTATGTACTTTTAGGAATTTTAGAGGATAGTAAACATAAAGATAAAATGAGAAAATTAATTTTATCTCGCAAGGTTTTTACTGAAGAAGAGAAGCAAGAGATTTTAGACTACGGTAGATCAGACATTAAAAACCTCTTTGATATTGTAAAGAAGATTAATGGACATTATAGATCCATGTTTGTTGCCGATGAATTGAGACTTTTAGGCGATGAAATGTTTTACCGCGGTAAGATTGGAGCTCTAACTTCTATTATTGAATCTAGAGGGTATCCGATTGATTATAATTTCTACGTAGCTGTCAAAGATAATGCACATAAGATATTAGATGATTGCAGAGAAGATATTAATTCTCAATTTGATTGGAACATCTTTAAGAAAAAGAAGGATGGATCTTATGGGATGGAGCAGAAGTTAATTAAAGAATGGATTGCTACATCTGAATATAAAGATACTTGGCTCAAAACGCCTAAAGAATCTTATGCGCTATCTGATAAGGCCATGGAAAAGTTAATGCTACCTAAGTATGAATACCCTAAAGGTAATGTTCTAGCGCAGGTTAAAAGATTTAATGATTTAAAAAAATCTTTTTCTGGCTTCTTACCTAAGAGCGCATCAAGCACTACTGGATTTTTTGAGGATCATTTAGGTAGTGACGGATATGTTAGGCCATACTTAAATGCTTATGGATCGCAGTCTGCACGTTGGCAACCGAAAGCAGTTGGATACATGTTTTTAAAATCACCAATGTTCAGATCAATGGTGCATCCACCTAAGGGTAAAGTAATAATTGGCTGCGACTACGCATCCCAGGAAATATTCATAGCCGCATTAAATTCTAAAGATCAGAAGATGATTGATGCATATCTTTCAGGTGATTTTTATCTTGCGTTTGGTAAGGATGCAGGTGCTATTCCTCAAGACGGCACAAAGCAAACACACGGCGTAGAGAGGAATAGATTTAAGTCTACTGTTCTTGGTATCTCTTATGGTATGGGTTCAATCTCATTAGCTGCAAAGCTTACAATGGATACTGGGATTAAACACACTTCTGAGGAGGCGCAAAAACTTATCGATTTATATTTTACAACTTATCCAGATTATAAAAAATATATTGACAAGACTTTAGCAGATTATAACAAGACTAGAAAAATGAAACTAGTAGACGGTTGGTATATGTTTGGCAGCAATGATAATTGGCGTAGCGTTGCAAATTGTCCTATTCAAGGAATGGGAAGCTGCATACTCAGAAAAGTTGTAGAGAGAAGTCACAATGCAAATATGAAAATAACAATGCTTCTCCATGATGCTGCGTACTTTATTTGCGATGCAGAAGACTTAGATCATCAAGTGAGTCAGATAAATTATGTAATGAAAAAAGCATTTCAAGATTGTTATCCCGATAATAAAGAGAAGGCTAAGAAAATTAGACTAGATTTCAATGCGTGGGGTAGTGACTTAGTAGATGGTAAATTAGAGACTGAGCAAAATATGGAGGTAAAGACTCAAAGGAATTATTTTGATCCTAGAGGGATACCTGATTATAATTTGCATTTAAAAAAATATGTTGAAACTAATTAAGCCTTAATAATTTGGCTATCATAGAGGAGAGTATTATGTCAGAAGAATTTGAATTCACACAAGTTGGTGGTTCTAAAAAGTATTTCAAGTATAAAGAATGTAACGAAGGTGATGTATTAGTACCTAAAGGTGAATACATTGGTAGCGGCACTGATAAGTTTGGGAATCCTAATCACGACTTTAGAGATTTAGATAGCGGAGAGATTACTTGTTTAAATTCTGCAGGGGGTTTAAATAAAACTATTGAGCAAAACATTGCAGAAGGTGATATTTGTAGAATCATTTATAAGGGAATGATGACTTTAGAAAAAGGTCCAATGGCAGGAAAAGATTGTCACACTTTTGAAGTCTTAAAATCTAAAGGTACTAAATTAAGTACTGCAGATGCGTCTAAAGCAAAGGCAAAAAAATCTAAAGTTTCATTAGACGATTTAGAGTAATGAGTGATCTGAAATTAAGCTACTCCTCTTCAAATTTATTGAAGGGGTGTCAGCAAAGATTCTATTACTATAAATCTAATCAAGATAAAGATTCAGATTATGAAGATAATACCGATGCACTAACCATAGGTACTTCATTTCATCATGTTTTAGAAATGAGTAAACATGAAAAGCCCGAAAAGATTACAGATTTGCTTGATGAATGCGTAGACCAGTTTAACCTGCAAATAGATAAGGTTCCTCTAGTACATGCAATGGTTATCAAGTATCTGCGTCTACACAAAGAAGTTGGATTAGAGTGTGTTACCTGTGAAATCGAAATAGGCAATGATGATTTTCTAGGATTTGTAGATGCTATCTTAAAAGATCCTAAAACGGGTAAATGGTGGATAGTAGATTTAAAAACTGCAGCTAGGATTTATGGTAGTCTTTATCAGAAATTAAAAACGGATACTCAGCTAAATCTCTACGCCTATTTTGCTCCAATGATTGCAAAGGAATTGAAACTTAAACCCGAGGATTTTGCAGGTTGTAGGTACAGGGTCACTACTAAGTCAGTAATTAAGCAGCGAAAAACTGAAGAGTATGTTGACTACGTCATGCGGCTGGTAAAAACTATTAAGACCTATGATATTGTGATTGATAAAAAGTACCTTAAGCCTGAAGAGACCTACAAGAGACACATGATAGATCATGAACTATCTGAGAAGATTCAGACGGGGCAGGTACCTCCTGTAAAAAACTTTAATTACTGTGATGCATTTTTTAGACCGTGTCCTTACTTTTCAAACTGTCACGGCGGCTTGTATACTGAAACGGCTAGAGATCTACAGATCAATGAACTATAAATAAGGAAGTTTTATGGCCAAGAAAAAAGTAGTAAAGAAAAAAGCATCTAAGAAAACAAAGAAGAGAGTCTTTAAGAAAAAAGAAGTTTTGTGGTGGTTCAGGTTGTAGCTGCGAGGCTGATAGCCTCTAATGAGTGTGGAATAAGAGGTAGTTTATGAATAAGGAAAGGTGTCAGGGGTGTTACAATGATTTTTATAATCATGGTGGAGCTACAGGTACCACGAAAAAATGTTTTGGTCTAGATACTGCCAAAATAGTTACTAAGTATGTCGCGCACAATAACCAACCCCCTCCATTTAAGAGAAAGGAAAAGTTACCCAGCTGCTACATAAAAAAGGGGTATGCTCTTATTGATCCCTCTAGTTTAGATAGGGAAGGATTTTGGAGGGTATAAATGCTGATCTCTATGACTTCCAAACAGAAGGAGTAGAGTTTGGCATTAAGACTAAGTACTCAATTAATGCATGTGAGCAAGGTTTAGGAAAAACGATCCAGGCTTTGACTATTGCAGCTAACTATAAAAAAGCACTAGTAATTTGTCCTGCGTACTTGCGTAGTAATTGGCGCAGCGAGGTTTTTAAGTTTGTTAAAACTGACACTGAATTTATTGTAGAGAGCTACACTTCATTTTCAAATAACACACATAAAGTTGATAATGATATTGATATTATTATCTACGATGAAGCACACTATCTAAAAAATATTAAGGCAAAAAGAACGATAAAGAATCATAACTTTATTGTTAGATATAATCCTAAAAAAGTACTACTTTTAACTGGTACACCTATTCTCAATAGAGTTCCTGAGATATGGTCACTATTATCTATCTGCTACCACGGAGGCGAATACCCTGAATTCAAACCTTGGACTAACTACTATTCTTTTTGCAATAAATTTTGTGAAAAGGAAGTCAGTTATATTGGTAGCCAGAAGATTACTAAGTATGTAGGTGTTAAAAATGCAGAAGAGTTGAAAGCACTAATAGCACCTATATACTTCAGAAGACGATCTAAGGATGTTTTAGATTTACCAGAGCAGGTTAGGCAAATTGTAGGGACTAGGAAAGCCCAAACTACGAATTTTAAGTCAGCTTGGGATAATTATCAGAAGGGTGATATTTCTACATTCGCCACTCAAAAAGCTGTTAATGCTTTAAGCAAGACTCACCTAACCGCAAACTTAGCAGCGGACATTATACCTAATCATCCTGTCGTTATATTTACTGACCATATAGATTCCTGTCATGACATTCATGAGAAACTTCAGAAGAAATTTACAGGGGAAATTATTACGGGGTCTACTAAGGCAAATGATAGGTTTGTAATATCATCACTCTTGGGAGATAGGATAGATTACATCGTTGCAACAATTGGTTCCCTCTCTACAGGTGTAAATTTACAAGCCGCAAATTATATGATCTTTAATGATGTACCTTGGGTTCCTGCAGTACTAGAACAAGCCGAGAAAAGAATACATAGAATTGGGCAAAGTAAACGCTGCTTCTATTACTATGTTATAAATTCTGATATTGATGAGAGAATAGTTAAAACAATTAAAGGTAAAAAAGACGTAATAAGGGAGGTAGTATGAAAAACTTCAAGAGAATTAAACAACTAGATAAAGGTTGTTACGTAGCATTTGATGGTATTAATTACTCAATCTACTATAAAAAAGATAATGAAATTATAGCTCAAGTGTTTTTAACAATTGAAGATATTGATAAAATTAATGAATTTGTTTTTCTAGTTGAAAAGCAATCTCTAGAATAAAGGATTATAA